AGGTCATTGGGTATAACCGACTCAGTGGGCCCGTGAATGAACGTCGCTACACCTCTAGCTAGGTATTGTCCGCCACCCCCGTTTCTGTGGTCTACTCTAAGGAACTCGGCTATACTCCCCAAGAAGCACTTTGCAGACTGGAACCGGATCTTGTGTTTCCTTGCGTTATGCTCGAAGTCTCTCACTGTCCGCAACTTAGTGACAGAAGAGAATACATCATCTCCGTTATGTGTGGAAGGTACCTCGACATCCCCCGTCATCTGTTGAGTGTAGACGTAGTTTAGCACAGTGTTTATGGCAGTTGTCAGCCTCCATCCAGATAACAGCGTGGCAGTTGCTTTATACCACCCTCGCTCTGGGCATTTGATCCTCATCTCATCCACAGACTGAATGACCCAATCAATGGATTCTAGCTGCTCGTCTGTTAGGACATCCGAAAACACATTTTTGTATGCTAACATCACCATTTGCATGTTAGGGATCGTATGTTGCGAGTTGAAGTCTTCGAAATCAAAGCAGAAAGGTATACCGTCCCTCGAGATCTCAGCGATAGTGTTCTTCACGGCTTCAGGCTTAGCAGAGCTGCCAATGGGGAACACTTTACTAAGTACCTCTTCCATGTCACCAAAGGCAAACGTGCTATGGACGAAGTTAGTAAAATCCACACCATATATAGCACGCTGCTTGCCCCATTCGTACTTTGTCGAGGGCCAGGCTAACATCTCCGGTTTCCTTACTCGCAATTTCACATGCATATCATCAGGCATCGCACACGCCGTGTATAGCTTTGTTCTCAACTCCCGCTGCGTGGCTAGATAGGCATTGTCTTCTTCATATTGAGAATGGATCGCACCTACCGGTGTATGTTGCCACCTGCGTGCCCAAAACTGTTCCCAAGTTAGTCTGTTCACTCTAACTCTCTGTGCTCTAGCCTTATTGAACAGGTCTACGGCCGTACTATACGTGAATTCTGGTGATATGTCTGCAGTGGTCGGTTGTGTTCTATGCGTCCTCTCAGCTACCCAGTCGACCTGCCCAGGGCCTCTATTGACTAGTACTTCCAGTTCAAACAATGGTGTTAGGTCAATGTCGATTAGGTTCTGCAGAGCCTTAAGTCTACTAGTGAACTTTGATTTTAGTGTATTGACAAAATGTGCCTCGCTATCATAACTCCAAGTCCAAATAGCACTTGAAGCGATTAAATCTTTTACAGGCTGTGGAACTGAGGCCGCCCACAGCAACAGTCCACATATCATTGACTCGTTGCACCCTACACCCAACAACCTGTCCAAACAGTTCAGGATATATCCGCAGTTCTTCTCAAAATACTCTAGCCCTATTGCCCTCAGCTCTGAAACGGTGCAGTGCCGCAAGTGGTTTGCCGATATACGGTGAGTAGGTGGATCCAGTGTACCAGCGAACATAGCTGAGACATTGTGGCGTCTCTCCTTGTATGAATTCTTGTGATGAGACCTGCTCGTAATGTAAAGAAGGTAATGCATTATATCCCATGCAGTGCACGGGCCGTACGGAAAAAGAGTGGGTCCGTACTGTATTCTACTGATACGAGCTAGTATCATATTGTTTTTATCTGTCAAAAGAGTGTCTATATCTATGTACAACGCTGTAACCCCAAGTTTGTTGAAGTACAGCGGGTGGAGGGCCAGCCCTCCTTCGCCAAATCTGAAAAACCCTGGTTCCGGCCCAGTGTTTACACCATCCATCATATCAAATAGGGTGTAAGAGGCGTTAGAGAAATCAGTGTCCTGTACTCTCCCACCCCCTATATCCTTCAGATATAGTGGTACCGCTGTACACGTCACGTTGGCGGGCGATCCGGTGGGGCAAGCGCTTGCTCTTGCTCCGCCACCGGCGCTACCCCCTGTGGTGCTGTCACACTCGCTTCTTGTGCCAACAACTCTGATGGTCCTTGTCGCTGCGGTAGTACTACTCCCGCGTTCGACCAACTCAGATGAAAACCCGAAGTCTTTATGTCGTATTTGCAAACGAGAGTCGTCACGTACTCAGAAGCTGACAGGGGTGTGGCCGTCATCGTCAATCCATTCATCGCTGGTGCTTCGTGTACATATGCGGGCGGCGACCGCCATTTGGGCTCATCAAGCATATAGCTTTGCGTCCTTGCCCACCTAAATGTTAGTCTACGGTCTGTTACCCACTGAAAAGAGGTCCCAAACCCATACCTGCGAGGATGTATCCCCCTGAACATATATGATGTGGGGTTTGTATCCGCGGTAGGCGGCACTGGTGGCATCGCTACGGAAACATCGTTTGCCGCATACACCGTATGCCTTCCGTCGTGTTTGGGGTGAGCATAATCCAGATCATGCCCGTTCCATCTTGCCACGACACCGTGTGCCCACACGTCATTATAGTTCATCGCGTCACGCCAGTTACCGCTATCGTATTTCTTTACCATAGGGTTGGTAGAAAATACTGTCCCGTATGGTGTAGAATTTTGCAATGTACCAGGTAGACCCGTGATCATGGCGACACCACTAGGCGCAACCAACTTGTTCATCACAACATAAGCTGGATCAACATCATACCCATGTTCGCGTGCTTCTACAATGTTGACATTTCCAAACTTGACTCGCAGCCCGTAGTGGTCTGACAGGCCCCCCGGTATGTAAGTGGCTGTTCCAGGGAACAAGGACTTTCTTACTCCAGTACCCAGTATAGCACTGACTATTGCGTCAGAACGTAAATCAGCGCGTATTTCCGAGTCATCCGGTTGCATCAGTCTGCGATGAAGGTCATAGACATCCAGTGCATTGTTTCTCGACATAAACTCGCCCCAGTACCACGCCGTGTTACACAGCATACTTGGTGCGATCATGTCAGACTGTATTGCATTGGTAGAATCTTTGTAGTCGTCCAATGCTGTAGCAGTGAGACTTACAGCCTCACCGTCAAGAAAACATTGGAATACGGCTCTTTTTAGTCCCAGTGATGGCAACACAAGTCGGCGTGGTACATATGTCCACCAGTGTGACTCCACTGTCTCGGTAGAAGGTTGACACACCCAGTACTTTAGTAGATTCTTGGCTGCTAGTGACTCTTCATACCACCGGTGACTCTTAACAATCTTGTTGTATAAGGATAAGATTTGTGTAGGTGTCACGACTTTGTTGATGCTACCAACACGCCCTAGATACACTCCACGTATGCTATCATGTTCTAAGCCGAACTGGATATCCTGGTCTACCAGAAAGGGTGAGCAACGGAGATTCCCGTGTAGACACCAATCTAGTAGGACCGCTTCGTCTTCAGTAAGATTCGTCATGTTCAAGTGCCCTTTCCATGCCGACAACGCTTCAATTAGTGCATCGGTATCTTGTAGACCGGGCTTCTCCGCTCTGATGTACATTGAGTTGTGGATCGCCCAATTGAACTTGTCGTGCCTCAGGTAGCGACCTCGAATGAAGTCGAAGTGATCACCAAAGTGCGTGCCACTCGTGCTATGACCGTCATTGTAGGTGTACATATTCCATACTTTTAGCCGCATCTCCAAGACTGGCTCCTCAGTCCTGTGTAACCACAAGGAAGCTGCGTCAACTAGATACATCATCCTATGGTCGTTGGACGCACACCCGACGCCATCTTGTCCCTCTTTTAACATTTGGGCGAAGAGTGACACTTTTTGGTCTATCGGGGCGTCTTCAATCTGCTGGACTTGTACTCGCGTCAGCTTCTTTGTGTGGTCACTGACATTCATGCGCTTATCGAACTCGAGCGTATAATATTTCATCAACATGCAGACTAACAATGAGGTCGAGTTATCGTAAAAATCTTCTGCTACGGCATAGTTGAACAGCTTGTTCAATCTAGGCTCCTTGAGATCTACACTCGTATTGATTTCTCTCAAGTGCTTGACCACAGCAGCAGGATTCGGCGTTCCGTTAGAGTCAAGCACAGCTTTGTTCATTCCGTAATATGAATGAGATCTCACCAACAATTGTACCTCACTACGTATCCCATACACGGTACCCTTAGATACACAAGGTGAGGCGTTCCTCATGAGGTAGTTGCTGAATAGTTTGTCCGCGTCCTGCGTACTCAACACATCCGGCAAACTGTGGTCTGTGCCAACGTCATGCACCACCTTTTGGTGCTGTATGTCACGCTGTGGCTCTTCTTTGTCTCCAACCGCGACCAAGTTTAACTTGAGGTCGGTTTTGAACCAGACCATGCCATCAGTGATCTTAGTTGGAGCCGAAGCTCTAGTCAAAAATTGCTTGAAAAACTGCATATTTGTTTGTGTTGTGTGCTGTTAGGCGTGTGAGAAAAGATTCAGTAGGGGAGTTATATCCTTT